TTACAAATGCTTGGAGCGTATCTGTTGCAGTTGCAGTCTCAACTACTGGTGCATTAAAGATACTCGGCGCTACTACTATTGAATCAGTGCCTGTACCCGTTTCACTTACGGTAGACACAAAAATCTGTTTGCTACTTATTGAATCTGTTGCTGTTGCCGTTTCTACCGCACTTGAGATGAATACCGTATTGCTGCTTATTGAATCTGTAACTGTTCCTGTTTCTAATACCGGCGCGTTAAATATACTTGGTGCAACTACTACCGCGTCCGTTCCAGTTCCTGTTTCTGCTATTAGTGACAAAAACGTCTGTAAGCTACTTATTGAATCAGAACCTGTACCTGTCTCACTTACAGTTGACACAAAAGTCTGTACGCTACTTATTGCGTCAGTTGCTGTTCCTGTCTCTACAACCGGTGCGTTAAAGGTGCTTGCCGCTACTACTACTGCATCTGTCGCTGTTGCTGTTTCTGAAACAGAACTTACAAAATCCTGAAGGCTGCTTACCGTGTCTGTTGCCGTTCCAGTCTCAGAAACCGCACTTGCAAACCCTTGAAGGCTACTTATGTTATCTGTGGCAGTTGCTGATTCTGATAGGGAGCCAAAAAATACATTGCTGCTGTTTACAGTATCCGTAGCAGTGCTTGTTTCTGAAACATCACTTGCAAAAGTCTGGATACTACTTACTGCGTCTGTTCCTGTTGCAGTTTCTGCTGTGCTTGCAATGAATACTGTGTTGGTACTTACCGCGTCTGTTGCCGTTCCTGTCTCAGAAATTGCACCTACAAACGTCGGGTTACTGACTACCGCATCTGTTGCTGTTGCCGTTTCAGAAGCTGATGAAAACTGTACCCCTGCGAAAGACGCAAATGGCGCATCGGCAAAAGCAGTAATACCAAACACATTACCCCGCCAGACTCAGCGTATAAGTCACGTTTAGCGTATCGCCAGAAGTTACAGACCTGTCACCGGGAGAAGTAAAGTCAGAGGCAGAGAACAGAGTCCCTGTTGTACCGCTCTTGGCACTGCCACTTGTCAGAAAAGCCCCGCCAACAGTGGAGGTAGCGTTGATGGAAAATGAAGCGGGGGAAGCAGTGTTAGTCGCAACTGAAGGGTTAGCAGTGGTAGCCGTAACAAACGTACACGCTACCCGCGTAGCATTGCTATAACCCACGTTCTCAGTCCACCCAGCATGGGAGGACATCGTATCCCCAGCAGCCGGAGTATTACTTGCTCCAGCCCCATATAGACCGATAAACCAAGAGGTGATCTGAGTAACGCTAGTCAAAGCTGATCCAGCCATGTAAGCAAGCCCCGCGTTAACTACCAGATTAGGCACAACGCCAGTCCACTTAACCTTGCCGTCTGCCCCGATACACTGAAAGTTAAACTGGCCCAAAGCCAGCGCAGTCTCAGTCGAGCGGGTACCCGCTACAAGACCAGCAGACACCGTATCATTTGATTTTGCTTTATCAACAGTAGACATATAAACCTCTCAAGGAAAACGAATAATGGCAGTTGTAGCTGATGCCGTTGGGAACGTAATAACCAGTGGAACCGCCGCCGTTGAAATCTTCGTACCGCCAAAATCAAGCACAGCTACAGTCTTGTTGGACTTGCTGCTGTTGTAGATTAAAGCCCCTGCAATAGAGGAATTAACCAGCCCCGTGAAAGTGGCGGTATTGAACGATACAAAAGCTGTCGTCCCGGTAGATGTAGGCGCAATCGTTGTAAGAGCTATTCCACCCGCAACGTAACCTGTTCCTGTTATTTCACCAGTTGCTATGTAAACAGTCGTAGCAGCCCCAATATCTGCGGTGGGCAGATACAACGCCATCTTGAACGAGTCCCCAGTTGACGGAGTAAAGTTATGGGTAGCCGTCAGAAGCTGCGTTTTAAACGAAGTTGTTAGGGTTTGAGCGATCATTGAACTGGAACCCTAGCCTGACCAGAGCGGTAAGCATCCTGCCTCTCAAGTCCATCCCCAAGCCGTTTAGCCAGCATTAGAGCGTCTTGGTACTTGGTGTTAAGAAGAGCAAGCATATCAGCCTCACCCTTCATGTAGGTGTAGCCCTCTACCAAGGCTCCATACAAAAGAACTGAGTCCATGTTGTCACCCAACCACGTTGTCCCGGAGGCTGTAGTCGTGATGCTCTCTGGGTAGTAGAAGTAGTGCAGTTCTACCGAATAGACGGCATCGGGTGTCGGCCCAAGGATGAATGACAGTTCCGCCTCATTCGTTGACAATGGCCCAAACAATGCATAGTAGGCTGGAACCCCAGTATCCGTAGGGATAGGATATGACTCACGAATGAAGTTCACATCCTTATTCAACAGATACTCATAAGCGCCGCTTGCCCGGATAACCGCCATTGAGTAGGAGGCTAGAAAATCTCCGGGGCAGGACAGGTACTTATTATTGGTTGAAGTACTTCCCGTCACGTTCTTACGAAGAGATGGGAACTGAACGGTGTTGAAAATACGCTGTTCTGCCTGAGTGATGAACGTATTGATCTGTTCCGTGCTGGTATAAGTAGCAGCGGCAGAAACCGTAGACGCATCTTTATCGGCAAAAATACTATCAGGGAAGTCATTTTCAAGATAACCCTTGATAGTAATAAACAGCGTAGAGTAATTCATGGGTTACGCCATTGGCCCTCTAGCCATAGTGCCTTTAGTAGCAGCACCTGTACCGCGAACCTTGATCCCCGAAGTCTTAACATCTGTCTGTGGGTATCCAGCACCCTTGGGCATCGGGTTCGTATTTGGTTGCGGCTGCTTGTAAGTGACGTTCTTTTTCATTACCGCCCCCGCTGGTTGTTTGCACGGGCCATGTTGCGCCCAACAGCCTTCATACTAGCAGAGGTAGGGCCACCTTTTTTCAACGCCAATGAGGTGCCTTTTCCGCCCTTATGCTCTTGCATGTCATGCTGTTTGAAAGCCTTCTTAATCATGGCTTTGTCCTGCGCCTTGTCCATCTTCATATTTTCTTTAGCCATCGTACTCTCCTAGTTAACTACCCAGTAGGTTATGTCCGTAGGGACATGGTTTGTGTTCGCCTTAACTGCCAGATAATACCCGCCACTGTATGAAACAGAGTCATTCTGGGCATAGCTGGTTGTTGCACTCCATGCCGCTACGTTAAACATCACTGTTCCTACTTCCCCCAGTGAGGTGAGATAGTTGGGAGTAAGCCCCTCATCGTTTGCCGCAGCACCGCCAACTGGGTACCAACCCCACTGAAATGTACGACTACCTTCTGCGGGGTAACCCACATCACCGGGCGTAAGCTGCAACCCACTGGTTCCAGAAGAATTATAGCTGGTATCCGGGCGTGGTTCCCGTACAGCTTGAGGGTCGTTTACCGGGTAAAGCCCAAGGGAAAGCTGTGGTTGGTCTGGTTCCCAGCAGGTAGGGCAAACCTTGATAGACACGTTCTTGGTCTTAATGACCAAGTTCTTAAGTTCCGATAGTTTGTACCTGAACCCGCAGCGGTCACACTCTGCAATCGCATACTTGCCAGATGCAAAGTTATTGGGCATTTAACCGCCTATAAACTGCTGACGCGGTACGAACCGAATAGCAGCTTTTTCCCGGTCTTCATCCGCCGCCAACTGATACTGCTGCTCATAGTCGGCTTTAAGCATCTGAATACGTCCGGGATCGACGTTTGGGAGCTTCATGGACAAATATGAGGCTAACCCCGCTACCAAACAGGGGAGGAACCTGAAGGGGATATCCTGCCCGTTAATGCCATTTCCCGCATCTTGAATCCTACGCAGCCTCCAGTACACAAAGGTGTAGGTCTGACTGTTATCTGGCACGGGCCAGACATGGATTTGAGGGTACTGAACTACGCTTGTAGAGCTTGTAGCCCCTGTTTTACGCTGGAACCACACCTGAATGGGTCGTCCCGTAGCGTTCTTATTGGGGATCATTGCATAAGTACTGACTGAAATACGGCTAATGTTGATATCGGTCTGATTCTGCCCCGTTCCGGTACGGATAACGTGATCCAGAAGGTCAATAGTATCCACCGGAATGTCATAGTCACCTACGTTATAGG